CCACATAGGTGGCACACTAACCGCTCATTTATCAAGGCCTTTATTGTGTATGGATCAATAGTGGCCTTTTGTTGTACCTTTTTCTTTTTCATAACGCAATTTCAACCCCATATGTGTCCTTCACAAAAGCCTTGAATTTTTCCGGGTAAATCCGATAAGTCCACCGCTTACCATTACCAACATTAAGAGCAACACCAAAGTCATATATGCCGGCTTTTAGTCCTGCCCGGAGAAAGCACACATCCCAGCCAAGAATAGCAGCCGCTTTGGCTGTTGTAATTTTCTTCATGTAATTATCTCCATTCATGGTGTCCAATAATTGCACACTGTCTTTTGGCTGCAGTCCCATGTGTCAATTAGCACACCATTTTCAAATTCCATTGCCTACATCTTTCATATTGTCGATATTTCGACATTTTTTTATAAAAAAAGATATTCAAAAGTGAAATCAATACCGGATGCAGCATTGATTGCATCTTTGATCTTGCGGGCTTCACTAACCCATAAATCAGAACCTTTTTTGAGCTTAGGATATAAGGTTCCATAAGCAATACCGGTTTTTCGGGATAAAGTCCCGATAGTCCACCCTAATCGGTCCATTTCAGCAAATAAGTTGGCGTACATAACTATCACCTCCTGTCAGTTTTAATTGTCGATATTTCGACTTCGTGCCTTAATCATATCATCATGTTTATATTTCGTCAATAGAAATTATTGATATTTCGACATTTTTTATTGTCATGTTTTATAAAAGCCTTGTAAATAATAAACTATTATAGTGAATTTAAAAATAAGTTATTGATATTTCGATATTTTATATTGATATTTCGACACTATTAGTATATAATATATTCATCAGAGGAGGTGGGCGCAATGTCAAAAGGTGAGGCAATCCGCAAAAGAATACGAGAAAATTATACACTAACTGGTTTCGCTGAAATGATTGGTATGCCTTATTCAACGCTTCAAAGCGTTCTCAATAATATAGAGGGCGCATCATTATCAAATATAAGTAAGATTGCGCGAGGTTTAAATTTGCCAATAGATGCACTATTGGATAATAAGAATCTAGAGGATGGCGCTAATTATTCGCCGATATTAGCACGCGCCATGCATGAATTATCAAGAGAAGATTTGCAGAAAATTGAGGAGATCACTCAATTATATTTAAAACAGAAAGAAGGGCGCGACCAATAGAAGCACGATATGATATTGCTGCATGCACCGCGTGGAGCATGTACGAAAAATACAGTTTAGACATTGTGCCGGTTGATCCGCGCTACCTATTAAAATGCGAAGGTGTTGAATGTGCATCATATCAAGAAGTGGGTTATTCAAAAGATATAGAATTAGAAGCTATTTATGTTGATGAATTTAATGCTGTATTTTATAATGAGGACCAATATTGGCAACGCCTTAGATTCACCTTAGCTCATGAGCTTGGGCATAAAATGCTGAGCCATTATAATACATCATTAACATTTAAAGCCAAAGAGCAAGAAGCCAATAAGTTTGCAGCTGAATTGTTGTGCCCAAGTCCTTTGGTCTTTTTAACCGGCATTACTCATCCCGGTGATTTATGCGCCGCCTTTGATATATCCGCATCATGTGCGAATGCCATCATGGAATCCTATGATTATTTTGACCCGCAGCGCTGGCATTATTTTATTGAGATGTTCCGCCGGCAGTTTAGCCAATTTATTAATTACCGGCAGCGATTGAA